TTCTTCACAAACAATACTACCATTTATAAGATTTATACCGGTATAACCGGCCATTTCACTTTTATTACCTTGACCGTCAACTTCAGGAATTTTAAATACTGCAACCACATGTGCTGGGTTAATAGCAACACGATTCTTGGTAACAGCATCAGTAACATAAAACATATTATTCTCCAAATTTAGATTCTTTGGCTTCAATTGCAATCCAATATTGCAAGTCACCTTTTTCATTGGCAAATGATGCCAAACCTTTTGATGAAACTTGTACATCATATGTACCAGGAATCATCTTAAAGTTTTCAACTAGAAAGACGGCTTTATATACTTTATCACTATCGGTTGTACCGATTTCGATTGTATTTGTGTGTGCTGAGTCATCTTTAGCATTGAAGCAGGTAACAGAGATTTTAGAACCATCAGATTCGAAAGCAATATTAGGAGAACCAAGTACAGCAGCATTCTTCAATGCTTGTGCTAGGTCTTCATCTTTAAGTTTAAAAGAACCATCAACAGATGGTAAAGTCAACTCTTTTTCTGGTGCCGAGACAATCATAGATTTTGCTGTCATACGATACTTAGTCTTAGAACGACCAGATTTAAATACTACATTATTGGAATCAAAATCCAATTCAGTATCTTTACCCAAGGAATGTACTGATAAGAACTGGTTCAAATCATAGATACAGAAATCTTGTGGAAAGTCATCTGTCAAAGTGGCTTTGGCAAGCACAGTCTTTGTTGATGAGATGGTGGCAATCTTATTGCCCGTTTTGAACTCAATGCCAGAATTAATTCCAGCAAAGTTCTTTAACACATTGAGTGTTTCATTAGATAATTTCATTACGATACTCCTTCATTCATTTCACTTATTATACTTGAACCATAAGATTTAGTCAAGCACTTAATCAAGTTAGCCTTTAAATCATCCAAAGTTCCTTGATTATCAATCATGTGGTCTATAGGACCACCAATCCAACTCCATTCTGATGCATGAACACCACTATTATCTTCCATAAACCTCAAGGCTTTTAGGTCACCTGTATTTGCTTTACCTGCAATATTATACCAATGTGGTTTAGTATCACGTTGTATTTCAATTAGAATACCATTCATATCATGTACAAATTGAATTTCATTTTGAAAACGAACATCAGTAATAACATAATGTTGTTCCGGATTACTCATAACATATTGCTTCATCTTGATGACCCAAAAGTTTTTGTGAAATACATCACGACCAACTTCTGTACCCATTAATTGTAGAGCATATCGTGGTGTGAAGATTTTACCAAATTCTTTGGACCAAAATTCATCAGGTTGTTCACGCCAATCTCTTGATGCTTGTGTATCGCCTTCCAACATGTGGCGAGGCCAACCAAACATCTCAGCTGCAACATCTTTTACGCCTTTGGCAAAAGACAAAGGTGTGAAACCTATGTCTTTTAGTATGTCTCCTGCGGTGCCTTTACCTGAACCGATAAATCCAAGTAAGCCGACAATCATTACATTTCACCAACAAAGTTAGCAACAGCAGGCATATCACCTCTAAAGTGATATGTACCAATGTGGTCTGTTTTCATCCAAGGACACAGGTGAATTACACCACCAAGTTTACGCCACATCTGACAGAACATATAATCTTCTGAAAGATAACGGTCAGAACCACCACCTGTGATAGATTCTTTGGTGTCAATTACTGTATCAAAGAAAGCGTGAATGTATCGTGTGCCATCAAAGTGTGCTTGACCTACATGGTCTGGTTTGTAACGAATCTGTGGATATGCTGCTTCCATTTTTGCAAAAACAGTACGGTTGACCAACATAAATCCTGTACCAATTTCTAATACTTCTAGTGGTTCAGTTACAGAGAATTTTTCAGTACCCTTAACTGGATTAAAAACGTAATCACCGGTAACACTAGCTAATGAATTGGGATCAATATCAGGATTTCTCTGTACTGCCATCTTAACTGATTTCCATTTAATGGCTTTCTTAGGATAAGGACCACCAATAACATCTTTATCAAGTGCTAACAATGCAATGACATCTTTTGGATCAAAATGTATATCTGCATCTAAAAATAATAGATGTGTACAGTCTGAACGATGGATAAATTCATCCACCAAATAATTTCTGGCCCGAGTAATTAAAGACTCATTGAAAAGAAATGAAAATTTAATTTGAATACCATATTGCATACAGACGGCTTGTAAATCTAAACAAGCTTTCGCATACAAACCATGATTCATACCACCATACATTGGTGTGGCTACAAATATACTTTTCTTTTGTAGTTCTTCTTTTTTAACTGAAATTTCCATTTGCTCTCCAAGAAATAAAAAAAAGGGAGTACCACCTTTACGGTGGTCTCCCTTATAAGTGGATTAAGCGTTAGCTAAATCGTAACCTGCTTTGAGTGCCTTGCGAACCAAAGCTTTAGTTGGCTTACCGATACGATAAGAAGCAACTTTAACACCATCAGCATTACGCTTAGTGTTAGTGTAGATAACGTGACCTTCTTGACGAAGTTCATCGATACGAGCAGACACATTGGTGACACCAAAGCGGCGCCGTGCTTGCTCGACTGTGAAGGTGTTGTAACCTTCTGGTTTGCTCAAAGCATTCAACATACGTTGTTTTGCGGATAGTTTAGTCATAATTTTCTCCTAATGACAAAGTTTCAAAGTCTTGTTTTCACAAGTATTCCCATTATACTATTATATAGTACATGTGTCAAGCATCCTGGCGGCATACTTGAATTATCTGCCAACTTGTGGCAAATATTTGGCCTTGGTGGTTTCCCAATCCATGAATATCAAGTCATCATAGAACAAAGATTCATAAGATACGGTGTTCTTTTTCTTCAACATTGATATACGGCCTTTAGCATATTTGGTTTTCCAAATCTGCGTTAAGGCTTCTTCACTGGTATCAAATGATTTAACCAGTTCTTTATCACCAATCTCCTTACGGAGATATTCATTGGTGTTATCATAGAGAGGAGAAAAATAGATTCCTCTCTGATGCTCTGTACGAATTAATTCTTTTGGTATACCCAACTTAGAGTAAGCAAAATTAAGTGTTCGATTTTTGTGGTCACGTTTCAATGGCAGACCTTTTGGATTCTTGGCTTCCCACCATTCAAAGTATTTTTCGGTATAGTTTTCTTTTACCCAATCGTAAACCATGTTGACAGTCTTGCGACTTGGTTCAAAAGCGACCGAGCCAGATGAGAAACCCATTTTATTCCAATGTTCCAAGCCATCATACTGAGAAAGACCACCGGACTTTGTATTGCCATAAAGAGAAGTAGTAGTAACACCAACGAGTGTATCTCCATATCTTACCTTCCAATCATTTTGTACTGTATCAGATAAACATAATAAGGCAAGTAACTTGCCGCCCATATAATTAAAACCTAATGGTTGCAATGGAACAATTGTGGAACCAATTGCGGTATGATTAATCATGTTACCAGTAGTTTTAATATCTCTAGGCCAACCAATGGCCTTATCTCTTGGTGTAAGGTCTAAGAAGTCAGATGAAATACAAATGACACCAAGGTACTTTTCGGTTTGTCCATCCATTACTGTGTAGAATAAATTACGACCAATATTAGAATTGTTCTTCATCGTGGAAGAAAAGGTACGTATAGTATTCCAATGTTCAGCAGTAAAATCTTTATCATCATTACCATTTGATAACTTCAATACAGGTCTTAATTTTTCATAATCATCTGGTTCTTTTGGCATCCAAAATTTTGACTTAACTTGATTAACCATTTTACTTTGGTTCATATCAACCAATTGTACTTGAGAAGAACTACTTGTATCATCAAAGAAGGATAATATTGTATTCATTTCTCTGGTTGGATACCTTTCATGTACTTCTAACCATTTCTGATATAAGGTGTATTCACGTACATCCATTTTAGATGCATATGATAAATCACTAATCAATTTTGTTTTAACTTCTTCGGTATCAATGTGAGTAAAGCGTTCTGGTTCATTTTGAATTTGCCATAGACGCCATTGTTCATCAACAGGAGGTATTTCTTTTTTAGTTGCCATTAACTTGTTGTTTTGCTAGTTGTGCCATAACTTTAGGATTAAAATACTTTCGGCGAATCTTATTAAGCTTCTTCAAAGCAAACTGAAATGCCAAAGGTTTTACACGACTAGTATACACTATCCCGTTCATATGGTCAAGCTCATGGAGAAAACATCTTGCACTTATGCCATCGAAAGTTGCTTCTCTTTTCTCACCTGTGAAATCCTGGTATTCCACCTTAATCTTTTTCGGTCTGGTAACTCTCAACATCAATAATGGGAAAGTTAGGCAACCTTCTTCCATGTGTGTTTCACCTTCCAGTTCAATTATTTTTGGATTGTAACAGGCAATAAAATCATCATTAGCTCCCATCACAAATACACGGTGTTCAAATCCACATTGATTGGCGGATAAACCTAGACCATTTTGTGATTTGCAGGTTTCAACAAGTGAGGAAGCAAAGTCATTCGGATTAATTGATGCATTATCAAAATCAAATTCTGGTAAAACTTTATGTAGAGCTGGATGTGAACCATCAACCAAATCAAATGTTTCAATTTCTATTTCTACTGGTTTTGGAATCTTTGCTCTATCTTTGGTGTCATATAAAACAATATCGTCTGTTTGTGTACTCATTTTGCAATCCTTGAAAAGTTTCCTTTTTTCTCAAACTTAATGACCGAACGGAACTTATCGAACAGTTGGTCCCCTTTATGTGAAATGACAAACACGTTTGTATCTTGTCCCATTTCATGTATCAATTTTAAAAATTCTTCTGTACCAACTGTATCAAGACTGGAATCAAACACCTCATCTAGTATCAATAGGTTTGTATTGGTAGAGTTTTTTAACTTGGCAATTTGTCGCCATGTAAAAAGGAGTGCTAAGTCTATACGCATCTTCTCACCTTCGGAGAAATTGGCATAAGAGAATTCATCACGATGTCTACTCTTAATAGTCTCTTCAAAGTTTTCATTAATGTTAAAGTTGACAAAGAAGTCCATTGCAGTCAGGTACTTGTTAATCAACTTATTCATAATAGGTAAATATTGTTTAATGATTTTGGTTTTGATACCAGTATCTTTCAATAGAGAACCTGCAAACTCATAATAATGTTTTTCATTCATTAGTTCTTCGTATGCCGTATTGAATTCAAACATCTCAGATTTCAATTCAAGTAACTTTTGGTTATCAGTTTGTGGACTATTAACCTTGACTGATAGTTCATCAATTTGTTTGTTTAACTTATCGATATATGTACTGATGGCTCTCATCGTGGCATTATGTTCTGTCACCTGATTTTGATGTTCAATAATGTGTTGGATAATCTTTGTGATTTCCGTCATTTCATTGGTAATATTTTCAAGTTCAGTTTCTACCTCAGTGAGGCCGGTCTTCTGTGTGCCTAATTTATTAGTACGTTCTTCAACTTGTTGTTCTTTGAAATCTGGTTCAATAGATTGTTTACAAGTAGGACAGTTATCATTATGTTGGTAGAATTCAATATCTTTTTCATTCTTTTTGATATTGTTTTCAATCTTACCTTTAACTTGAAATAAACCTTTAGATTTCTTTTCCAGTTTTTCTTTCTTATCACCAATCTTTGAGTTCAATACCGAAACATGTTTGTTAATCAATTCAATATCGTTTTGTAATTTATTATGTTGTTCTTTTGAAGTCATGACTTCAGCTAGTGTTTTGGCAATTTCATCATCATTATGTTTCTTATGTTCTTCAATGTTCTGTAACTGTAGTTTAATTTTTTCTTCCGTTAGAGATATGCCGTACTTGGCTTTGGTTATATCATCTTTAAAAACGGATAGTTTTTCTTTGACCACAGAGTTCATTGACGAAAAGATTTGGATGTCGAGTAGGTCCTCGATAATAGTTCTACGGTCATTGGCAGATAATTGCATGAACGGAACAAATGATGCTGAACCAAGGATTACCACCTGCGTGAAGGACTTGTAGTTTAATTTGAGAATTTGTTTCTCTAGTACTTCCTGATAGTCTTTTGCAGCGGCATCCTGGTTCAGCAAAACATCATTGACATAAATTTCAAACGTATTAGGTTTAATACCACGTATAACTTTATACTGTTTTTGGCCAATATTAAAAAAGATTTCAACAACACAGTCTTTTGTGTTAATAGAATTTACCAGTTGTGGTTTATTTATCTTACGAAACGGCTTACCAAACAGACCAAAACATAATGCATCCAGAATAGTAGATTTACCAGCACCATTTTGACCAATAATCAAAGTGTTCTGTGACTTGGTAAAATTAATTTCTGTGAAATGAGCACCGGTAGAAAGAAAATTCTTCCACCTAACTTTTTGGAATAATATCATGCTTGTTCAGTATTCAAAGCTTCAACGTAAAGTTCTTTAAGAATGTTTTTTAATTTGGTATTATCAATATTATCTTCTGATATACCATCTACATATTTGTTTAATATAGTGATTGTATCTTCGGCTTCGTTAATCAATTCTTCATCATCAAAAGATAATTCAGTAAAGTCTTCCGCAATAGTAATGTCGATTGGATTGACATTATACAGGTTATTCATAAACTTGTCAAATAGGTACGGGTTGGTTTTGTTAATCACCACCACTTTAACATAGGTATTCTTATATTCAGATAGGTCTTTACCATCAATTTCTTTAATGGTATCTACCTTATCGTCATACAGGATTTTGTGGAACATACGATTTGGATTTGGTATGAATTGTATTTCATCTTTCCAAAAATCCATTAAATGAAAGCCTCTGGTATCATTATAATCTTGCCATGTGAGTTCATATGGATTACCAAGATAATAGATACCATCAGCATTTGATTTGTGGTGATAATGACCAGAAAATGTATAATCAAATTTATTGAATATAGACCGGTCTAAACCATCTTGAGATGGCATACCACGATGCATAGCAAAGCCAGCAATTTCAAGGTGACCCATACAAATTGTAGCATCAGTCTCTTTGATAAACTGTAATGTTTGTTCGTAATTGTCGGCACATATCCATGGTACCATTGCAATTGGTTTAGGTCCAATATAAATGGTTTCTGGTTCTGTGATAACATGTATGTTACCATACTCTGCTAATAATAAGTCAACAGAGTTCACATCATTTGTATTCTTAAAATATGTGTCGTGATTGCCAGCCAACATAAAGACTTCACAACCCATTTCTTGTAACGGGTCAAAAAACATCTCTTTGGTACGCTTGAGAGAATAGAAGTTAACATACTTTCTACGGTCAAACGTATCACCTAGAATCAAAACAAATTTGATTTGTTCTTCTTTGATTTTAGGAAAGAATGTTTCATGGTAGAATTTCTCATAGAAATCTAAGAAGTGAACCGAATCGTTTCGAGCTCCAAAGTGTTGGTCAGTGATAACAGCAATTTTCATATTCATAACAAGATTATAACACTATTCTATAAATTTTTCAATACCTTTTGGATTCTTTGCCGCTTTGGAGTCTTTCTTTGCCTGTTTGGCATCCTCATATGTCTCAATAAACTCTGATATGTTATCGTACAATTCAAACTGTCTAGATGTACCATCTTCATATTCCATCATCTCAAACTCATCTAGAATACCCATCTGTTCTGTGGCTTTATACTTCACATACAGTTGTTTCTTTTCTTTCTGTATTCGTCTAAGGAAGGCATAGTAAATGATTTGAGTAAAGTAGGCAAATGGATTCTTTGATTTGGTTTCATCAAAGTTGGCAAAATACATAAGACAGTTTTCAATACCATCCGAAATCATTTCATCTCGGTAAGTGTAGTTAATAAAGTTTGGCTTATGTGATAGACCTTCGGCAATCTTCATAAAGCATTCACCTATGTAGTTCGGTATACGAGGTTCAGGTAAATTATTGTCGATTGCTTCTTTTTTCTTTGTCTTGTATTCGACCAAAGCTGTTAGAAAATCTCCGTTATTAATATAATGTTTTTGTTTACTCATTCAAATGTACCATAAAAAGTTGTTGACAAGGGGCTTGACATGTGTTATAGTCCTCGGTGTTCCCCTATGATATATATTAATGAAGGTCAGCTTCATCTATATTCTCCAATTCAGCTAATGCTTCCATTAACTGATGAGATTCTTCTTCGGTTTGTTTCTTACCATTAAACTTATTCATCTTAGTTATTGTTTCATGGTAATACTCAGCGAATTCATCGGAAGGTTCAATCAAGCAAAGAACCTCTTCCGTTTTAATCTTAACCGTATTTACTTTCATCAAAGATAAAGGTAGCCAATTTTGCATTACCAAATTGGTGTTTCTTACCTCAAACATCATTGGTGTTTCAAGCTCCATCATAGTTTCATCTTCTGATGTATAATTAAAATGACAAACAACATCCAATCCATCTTTAAAACGAACAATTTTTATATTATTTTCCATCTTTAAGTCCTATGTTGTAAATCTTAAATGAGAACTGCTCTTCATTATATATCTTCACTCGTTCCACAAAATGTTGAAGTGTAAAATTCATATGTTTTTTGTATCTGAGGTCATCTGCAATGTCATAGAGTGTCGCCATTTCTTTGCCTTCTGATTGTCTAAGGCCACGTCCAATCGATTGAAGATTTCGAACTCTTGACTTTGACGGAGACGCAAATATAATATTGTGCAAATTACGTATGTTAATTCCAGTAGAAAAAGTACCAAAACTAGCCACAACAATTGCATCATTTTCTTTCTCCATTATTCCACGAATTTCTTCTCTTGTTTCGGTATCGGTACCGCCATGAACAAAGAATACTTTACGTTCTCCAGCTTTTTCTTTAATCATATCAAAAAGAATCTTACCGTGTTTATCAACCATCTGATACAATACCAATGTATTGGTCTTTAATGATATAGTGAGATTACGAATGAATCTGTTTCTTGACTCATTAGCAATTAGATATTGAATCTCATCCACATAAGTTGCATTTTTCATTTCAGCACAAATCTCATCTGAGTGTTTAAGTACTAAACATTTAATATTAAAATCCGATAATTGTTTCTTATCAATTAATTCTTTGGTTGTTATAACCTTCTCAACAGGTCCAAACAAACCTTCCAAGACTAACTTATGTGTTTTGGTTCCATCCAAAGTACCAGTTAGACCAATACGGTATTTTGTTTTATTGGCAGCCGTCATAATGGTTGTCAATGACTGTGCCTTGAATAGATGTGCTTCGTCACCTATAATATAATCAAACTGTTCAAAATATTCTTTTGGCATCTGATATAATGATTGCCATGTAGATATCGTAATGGATTTATCTGTGGTCTTTTCTTTACCTTGGTAAATTCTATGTACATGCATAAAGTTTTTAAAACCACTTTCACTTGCATAGTCACCAAAGTCTGCGTATAATTGTTCTACCAAAGATGTGGTTGGAACAATAATAAGACCTTTAAGGTTTTGATAATCTAATAACTGCCGGCAAATAAGGTATATGATTAATGATTTACCTGATGCCGTGGGTGACAATAATAATGATCTACGATTACGCATTGCGTGAACATAAGCATTTAATTGGTGTTCTCTTACCTCAATTGGTTCTCCGTTTGAATGAAGATTTAAAGTTTTGATAAATTTTTCTGCCAAATATACAGAGTAGTCATCTGTTAGTTCTTCTAATTCATATGTATATTCACGTTCAACACAGAATTCTTTGAGATAAGGTATGAGTCCAAGATAAATTTGACCAGATTGTAAAGCAAACAATCGTATCTTACCGTCCCATATTCGATTCCGATAGGCTGGAACGAACTGATAACCTGGTACAAAGAAGGTGAAGAACTCAGATAACTCCATTGCAATGTGGCGTTCACAGGCCACTTTGGCAAAGACCTCATCTTTCTTAGTAATAACTAAATCATTGGCCACCGATGAATTTCTCCCATGAAATGAAGTCACGCAGTTGCCATGTTCTTTGTTTTAATTCATTCATAATTGATTCAACCACGGATGTGACTTCTTCATGGTAAACCTTCTTCTCAAGCAATTTAATAAGGTCAGCATCCGCTTCTAGGTATGTGGTTATGTCAGACTTGAGAGCAAACTGAAATGGTTCCCAACCATAATCTTCTAATTCTTGTTGTGACATTTTACCTGTAAAGTATTCCCATTTAACCTTACGCATACGTAGGTAATCAAAATGAGCCTTTTTAGAGGCAATTTTATGTTTGGTGAGAATAGAAAGGTACTTACTGTGATATACAGGTATCTTTAATAATTCTTTGGATGGTTCCGTTTGGTCTATAACGGCATCCGATTCCCACATTTTTAATATTTGTTCAAGTGTTTCCATATAAATTTTTTAATATAATCAATAAGTTACATAATAAAAACATTATAACATAAAAGTACTATGTTGTCAAGTATCTATATGATTGATACCTAAATGTTGCCTTTGCAGTAATGATAGTATCGGCCGATGCTTTGGTATCAAACTGAATATCACTTAAAGTTAATGGAAATACATTAGTAAATTCAATTCTTAATATTGGATTATTCAGCGCACTTAATACTGTTAAAAAAGCATCCGAAAAATATTCACTTCTTTGTAATTCTCTGTTATAGGTACGTTTTTCAAATCCATCGGGGTTTGCAATGGAAGTAAACCAATCATAGATATTTTTCCATGAGTCCAATTCTTCATCAATCACAAACGATATATCAAGCGGATCATATGTTAATTTGGTACCAGGAGAATACATATCCAAAAATGGAGTCTCTCTAATGACTTCACCCAATGTTACACCAGGAAGATTTACTTCTTGGCAAAAATACTGCACCGTCTGAATACGTGAGAACGTCAGTAAGAATTTTGTGGGCTGTAATGGATTAGTGTTCTGTGGATTTCTATTCAATAAAGGCATTAATTTCTCCTTATACATTATTTAGGAGCCAAAAAAAAGACCACCTTGTGGGTGGTCTTTTAAAATGTCACTCTTTGGTGACTTTTTTTACATCAAGTTTTTAACTTGGAAGATGCGGTAGTAAACGTTTGTACGTGCATCCAAACGGCCATCGCCTTTTGTAATACCACGAGCAAATGGGTTTGCAACCATGCCGTAACGAGTCTTAAATCCAATTTTTGGTTGGAATGTATACTGGTCAACTGCACGAACCATTTGCAACGGTACATATGGGCAATAGAAGATACCAGCGTCATAAGGAGAAGAACCCTTATAACCGATTGTAACCAATTCTTGGTTCGATGTATAACCACCGAAATAAGGATCGATATAAACCTTGATACGACCATGCAACATACCAGCAAATGTATTGCCTGTATCGTCAACTTGTAGGTCAGCAGACAAAGCAGGAGTGTAAGATAACACACCAGCCATTGCCATAGCAGAAGCTACGTCAGAAGAAACAATAAGTACGTTACCTTTACCACGACGAGTTTGCTTAGCGATTACGTTAGCATCACGTTCAATTTGGAAAATCAAACCTTTGAAACGTTCAACAGACCAACGACCGTTAGAGTCGGTGTCCAAGTCGAATGCACCAGCAGTTGTAACACCATACTGAGCACCTGCAACGGCACAAGTATAGATAGTACGAATAACTTCACGGTTGATTTCAGCCAAGATTTCTGTAGACAGAATGTTTGACAATTCTGTTTCAGCATCCAAACCATGGATTGCCTTCAAGTCTTGTGCCAACTCAAGTGAGTATTCGGCTTTCAGAGCACGTGATTGAGCAGTTACAGTAACTTTCTCAATTGAGAATGCCATTTGGTTGAATACACCAGTAGCATCATCAGCACCCAAACCTTCAGCAGTAGCTGTTGGGATTGGAATACCAGTTGTATACAGATTACCTGTTTCAGCACCAGCGTTGGTCTTAATATCGGTTGCGTTGTTACCAACAAAACCGTATGGGTTTGCAGATGAATTACCACCTGAGAAAATCGTATTAGCTTCGTTGAAGAACGATTCTGTACCAGCTGGTGTGTTGTAACGAGCACGCATTGCGAAAATCAAACCGGTAGGACCAGTCATTGGCTGAACGCCAGCAACGTCATAAGCGATAAGATTAGGCAAAGCACGGCGAACCAAACTAATCAAGATTGGGTCATAGTTTTGAATACCAGCACCTGTAGCGTTTGCAGGCGCTGCAGAATAAGTAGTCTCATTCAATGACTGTGCGTCTTGACGCATAGCTTGTTGTTGGTTTTCCAAAACAAGAGCAGTAACTGCTTTCTTGTATGGATCTTTAATGGCTTCAAGTTCTGGATGATTCAGAACTGGATCCCATTTCTTTTGTAATTCTTCGGTTAGATACATTAGTGTTCTCCTTATGAGTATCTTTTATTGGTAAATTTTATTTATTTAACCAATGTTTTAGAGATTGTTTGAGCATACTGTGCGATTTCTGAGTCAACATAACCCGTAGGTTTTTTGTCATCTTCGATAATCACTTCTTCGTTCAATGCAGAACTGCCAGATGTATTAACTGGTTCATTGAAATATGATTCTCTCAATGTTACCAATTTGTCTGCGAATTCTTCGTCAGTAGTAAACTCCACACCCTCTGCGAGTGATTTCATTTTTTCTACTTGAGTCTGCGTTAGGCCTTCACATACTGCATGTATAGCCTCTGTTTTTTTAGATTCGTTTAATTCTTTTTTCATATCAACGGCAGATTGAATCTGTTCGTTTAATGAAGATTCCAGTTCTTGAACTTTAGTTGTCAACTCTTCAACAACGTCCACTTTTTCTTCTGGAATGTCAATGTAATGAGCTTCGAATAGGTCTTTCATACCATTAATGAAAGATTCCACGATTTCAGCACGTAGACCTTTTTCAACGGCCAATTGGTTTTCTTTGATCCATTCTTCGGCCATGTAATTGATGTAATCGTCCAACTTGGTAGCCAAGTCTTCTTTGATTTCTTCAATAGCAACTTCAAATTCTTCGAATAAAGCCTGTTCGATATCTTCCATAACAGCTTGTGTCCGTGCGATAACAGCAGCTTCGAAAATTGTAGTGGCTTTTTCTTTGAATTCTTCAGAAAGATTTTCGCCAGACAATAGAGCATCAACGTCTTGTTCCATTTGCTCTTTCATCTTTTCTTTCTTCATCATTTTCTTAATCATGGCTTTGTCTTGCTTAGCGTCTTCATGACCTTCTTCTTTTTCTTCAGCAACTACTTCACCATTTTCTTCGGTTTCTTCACCGTAAGACTGGAATGTAGCACCTGGATTAGACTGCATGGTTTGTTTGGCCAATTTGGCTTTCACACGGTCACGAATAGATGAATAGTCTGTTGCTGGTTCTTGTACTGGTGTAGTACCTGAACCTGAATCGCTTGGTTGACCAGACAACTTCTTCATTGGTTCTGAACCAACTGGTGGTGTAGCACCTGGAGGTGTTGCTGTTGGTGTACCTTTGGTGTAGTCTCCACCTTGGTCACTCAATTTGTCAACAACGCCTGCAACTTCACCTGCATCTTTTTGGCCTGTTACAACCGATGTAGGTAATTTAGATGGTTTGTCTTTGCCGCCTTGTTTAGACGAAATGTTAGATTGAAAGTTTTCTTTGGCACCTTCAGTCAAAACTGCTTTAGCGGCATCTGCTAGATTTAAATTTCCCATTTTGAGAATCTCCTTGTATATAATGGATATTTATAATTAAAGTTTTTTGATGAAATTTTCGAATATTTTTAAACTGACTTGTTCAATCTGTTTTTTAGAAGCTTGACGAATTTCTTGCTTTGCTTCTGCCAACTGAACTTCAGTCCAATTTCCATTTATCATCATCCACTCTTTACCTTCCATGATACCTTGTACAAAAGCACCAGGTGCGGAAGGGTCTGCTACTATATCTGCCGCTGTGGCTAGACAAAAATCACCTTGAACAACGTTGATTCCGTTTTCCATTTTAAGAGAACCCATACCTCTAGATGATACTCCTAATTGAGCACCACCTTCGATAAGGTTTCTCGCAATGTTACCCATAGGGGTTTCAAGGATTTTAGCTTTGCCTATCCAAGCATTTCCTTCTTGGCGTAAACCCACAATTAAGTGAGACACACGGTCGAGATTAATGGATGGGGTGTCTGGATGACCCAGTTCACCAAAGGCACGGTTTTTATTAATATATTCTTCTGTATAACGATTAACCTCAGTACGCATAACATCTTCTTTGTACATACGTTTGTTTTTATTAACTGTCTCAGCGACAAGAAAAGTACCTTCAATAAAAAGTTCTTTCTTGCCGTCTTTTTCTTCTATTAAGTAATTTACCGATTCGGTAATTTCTTTAATGAGTTTCATTATAGGCTTTCTGTTATGGTTTTAGATTATATGGTGGGTAATTGAATGCGGCAGGATCATTAAACTGACCACGTTGATAATGAGCATTATTTTTACGCACCTCAACAACCATTGTATAAGAATCATTTGCAACCATACCACGGGTTATAACACCAATATCACCTTTACAATTTGCATTTGGATAGGCATTGTTTGGAATAGTTGTCCAGTTGCCCATACCATCAAATTCACCGTTGCCGTTCATGGCTATTAATGTTCTTTGATTTGCTGTATCTGATCCAGTAGACCAAATTAATGTAACATCGCCACCAGCAGAACAGTCATACCATAAACGATTTAAAGCTAAACCATAATATGATAATGCAGAACCACCATTGGATAATAAATCTGGAGTACCATTTGCGTTTAATGCGCCATATAAAGAATTTGCAGTAATTCTAGATACGTTTGATTCTTGACCAGTACCATCAAATGATGCTGTTAATTTAATAACCGCATGTTCTGTGGTATCTTTAATTACCTGATATGTAAATGAATTTGACATTTTATTTCCTGTTAAACTGCGGTATCTTCTACTTCAGCATTCTGTGACTGATTGAAAAGAGTTTTTGCTAATTGTTGTTTATGGTTATCGATATGAGCCATAACTTTATCTTGAATGGCAGAATACAAAGCATCACGCATTTCAGTTGCTTTTCCATCTTCCGCATAATCTACAATTGCTCTTGTTGTTTCTGACATATTATTCTCCAAATTAAATTATTTATAGTATACGTTTCAGTCTAGTGAAAGTATTTACTTCTTCTTTTTTTGCCGCTGACTTTTGTTTCTGTGTTTCCATTTCAGCTTGCGCCTTCAAATCTTCAGGATGAGTAGGTTGAGCAGGTATACTAGATGCCATTTGTTGTTGCGCAACGTCATTCATTACACCAACAGGCAATCCTAATCCCTCTTCTTTCTCTTTATCTATCTCAGTTTCCATTTCTTTAATTTGGTCATCTGTCAATCGCAACACATTGCGTTGAATCCATGCTTGTGAAAAATAACGACCAGTATATGGATCAACAGCACCCAATAAACTCAATCGTTGATTCATCAATTCAGCTTCTTTCAGTTCAGCAAAATTATTATCTTTAATGAAGTCATAATGGATATTCTCTTTAAATATATCCCATTCTTCTGCTGTACAAATACCTTTGAGTACACATTGAATTCTCAATGCTTGGTCAAACATATCTGTAAATTTGTTACGTAACCGATCCACAAATTTAGAAAACTTTAATTCGTCACGGGTAATTTCAGAGGTACGACCCAATGAAAAACCCTGATTAGGTTCTAATCTAGAAATTGGTACAGACAATGCGCCATACAATTTCTTTTGGAAATACTTAACGTCTTCCAATTCACCTAGGTTCTGGCCGCCAGGTAATGTGGTAATCTCAGTACCTTTACCACCTTCACGGCGAGGTAACCAAAAGTCTTCCAACATAGACATGTGTTTGCGGTCATCACGCACTTCACCTGTATTCGAATCATATACAAGTTTGTTCTTGTATTTCACCATAATATCACGGAGATATTGCTCTGCTTTTAATTTTGGTAGATTACCTACGTCAATATAAAAGATGCGGCGTTCTGGAGCTCTCGAAATTCGGTAAATCACCGTTGCATCTTCAATCATCCTAAGTTGATTGAGAGGTTTGATAGCTTTATGTAGATAACTCAGAACGACTGCTCTACGTGAATCCATTAGACCAGAAACAATTGAAACAATTGAATCTGTTGTAATACGAATACCAACTGGACCAAAATTAGATGATGCACCAGTTACAACTTTATCATTGTAAATATAATATTCATTGACCGTTTGCATAACATCTGCACCGGTGCGCTCATCTTTTTGTTTCTTCATCTCACGTACTTTACGTAGTTTACGTGGATCGATATATCTTAGTTCTTTAATACCTTCTGTAGGTTTTTCTTTATCAATAATGGCATGATAATATAACCTACCATCAACATAGTACCTACGAAAAACATCTTGTGCCATGTTTTGATAATTTAACAAACGCAAGAGAATCTGAAACTCATCTTTGATTGCTTTTTTAATCTTATCTGGCGCTTTTAAATTATCTAAAATAATGTCTGTAATTTTACCATCATCATCTTGTACTATAGCCTCATTAACTATATCATCTATTGCAGATTCAATTTCTGGCTGCATTGCCATTTCACGATAACGAGAAATGAGTTCTACCTCATTCTTTGCGGTACCGTCTAGGTCAACGTATGTGCCATAATAAGCGGCAGACGTAATAGTTAATGCGCCATCGTCCGTAGCCGGAGGCGAAAATGATTGCTGAGTTGCTTTTTGCAACTCATCTTTCTCACGGGATATCGTAAAACCAAAAAGTGAAAATTTATTTGTATTAGCCATATTTTTAAATTAATTATAAAGTCAAGAAAACATAAAGGAGGGTGATTAACCCTCCGTAAAAATCAGGTAGTTGTATCGTCTGTTTGCCACCATTGATATGCAAACGTTGTTTGATACTCTTCAATTGCGTCATTTGAACCCCAATCTAAATCGATTGGAGCCAAATCAATTGGGAATAAACCAACAAAGTTGTATTTCTTTAGTGTGTTACCTGTTTTGCCAAATTGTGTGACAGTTGCATCAACTGAATAACCATTTGAACCAGCTGCAGCTCCGTTACGCACGTTACCTGCATGGCTGTTGATAGCATTCATCCATGATTCAAGACTATTTCTAATTGAAAAATCTTCATCATTGATGATTGTTAATGTCCAGTCCGCAAAAGTTCTGTTACCAGCAAATTTCATCTCACGACCGAAATAATATACTGGTACAGTTCCGATTGTCGAACCTGGTAGTTGTGCAGTCTTGGCCATAAATGTTACTTTTTGACCAGACGCAACGCTGTTGAGTGCAATATTTGGAAAAGTTAGAGTCACTGCAAATAGATTAGGACGGGCACCGTCTCCAATCATTTGTGCTCTAAAATCTGCTACATTGAATGCCATTCTTTTCTCCTGTTATTGTTTATTTATTAGACACCAACGATGGTGTTAAAATCAACACCTGTTCCGACAGCAACAAAGTTTAGCTGAATGTAGTTGACAGAACGAGAAGGCTTAATGTAGATATCACCAACAAATTGATTTGAGTCAATAACATTTGATGAGTTATTGGTTGTGTCGCAAACCACTTTGAAATCTGTAATACCACGGCGACCTTTAACATCACGTAAGAAAGGAGTTACAGTTGCTACAAATTGTGCTCTTGTAAATTCATCATTTTGTTCAAACAGAGAAAACTTTGCAGCTTCTGCAATTGATTTCTCTAGTGTAATAAACAATCTACGTACATTAATTCTATCAAATGCAGATGGTCTTGTTGTTAATGTTTTGTCACCAAACAAGACGATGCCTTGTCCAGGGAAAGAAACAACTGGATTAACGCCTGATGCATAGATTGTATCACGGTCAGTTTTGCTTGGGTTCCAAGCCAACTTAATTGCATTTTTAATTTGTCCACGTGAGAAACCTGCTGGTGAATACCACGGGTCTCTAACGGTATCTGTGTTGACGCATAAACCAGCAACATCACCGTTCAATGGAATATAACGATAAACGTTATTATATTTGTCGTATTGGTATTTCCAACCAGAGTCAGCAACTGCATATGTTGATGTTGTTGCCACACTTGACAACCATGTTGCAATGTTTGTTACTTCTGAACCAGATTGATTAACAACTGATGAAGATGGTGGAGAAACAAAAGCTACACAATCTTTTCTTGTTGCTGCAATAGATGAAATTACATAGTTTTGAACTGTTGCACTTGCATCGCCTGTAATAATTAAAGATACATCAACTGTATCTTTATTCAAAAATTGACCAAATGCTGAAGTTGTATTTGCAGCTACTATTGCTGCATCAACACCGCCAGCTAAATTTACCGTTGACACACCACTCAATGAAGTAAAATTGGTAGTTGAAAGTCCACCCCATGTACCAGATTGACCTGCATAATCAGGAGGATCCATCACATAAACATATTTTGAATTATTGAAAACTACTTGTTTGTAGTAGTTTGAAACACCATTAATAGATGCATCTCTTGCTTTAGATACATACGCATATGTTTCTAATACAGTATTTGCTGAAGCAGAGAATAAACCAAGACGGTCAACAACAACAATGTGAAGTTCATCATCTTGACCACCTACCGCAGTAACATAATCAGAATTCCCTGGAGCACCTGGAAAATAACTCTTATATGTCCATGTTGCAAAATCGGTTGAATTGTCACAAGTTGAAACAGTAAGTGAATTTCCTAATGCACCAGCACATCGAGCTGCAAATGCACCATATGTACCAGAATTATTCTGATTTAAATAAGTTGCTTCATATACATCTTTGTTTGCAATTTTGATGGCAACTGAATCGGTTGAATTTTTAGCTAAAGTACCAAGTGCTCGAACAATTTTTAAATTGTTTCCATATGCCAAATAGTTTGCAGCAGTAAAGAAAGATATTGCTGAATTAGAATCTGGCTGACCGAAAGTGTTTACGAGACCAATTTCACTATCAATTTGTGTTATAATGTTAGCTGGACCCCAACTAAATGTTCCAGCAAATGCACCAGCAGTAGTAAGAATAGAAGGTACAACTGTGGTTAAGTCTACTTCTGATACATTTACGCCTGGAGAGATTTGAAATGCCATTTTTTTTTCTCCTTGAATTATTATGTGTTCTTCTGGTAATTAAAGAATACCATAGAGATATTTATGAAAGGCTGGATTTACAACCTATCAGCCATCCTTTTAATGAAGTTTGAATATGTGCCAGCACC